TTAATTTCTTTATTATTTTATATTTTTATTAGTATACTAAGAGAGATAGAGTATAAAAAGTAAAAATATAAGAATATATAGGGCATGAACCGTAGAACCGTAGACGGAAATAGCGCAAACCCTTGTAAACACTGACAAAAACTGGGTTACAGTTGATCTTTTTTAATGTGTAACCAAGTGTAACTTACTGTAACCGGTAGAAAGGAAGGAAAAAATGACAAAAATGAGGCATCTGACGGCATTAGAATATCTGAGTCAATTGAAAATTCTTGATATACAGATTGACCAGGATATTGAAAGACTGTCAGAAATGAAACTGAATGCAATTGACAGCGGTGTGATAGATTACAGTAAAGAACGGGTGCAAACATCACAGTCCGGTGACAAGCTCTGTAAGGAAGTTGTCAATTATGTAAATTACGGCGAAAAAATCAATCAGGAGATTGACGAGTATGTAGCAGCCAAGGAACAGATCATCCGGGAAATCCGGGAACTCAGAAATGCAGAATACATTCAGGTACTGTATAAAGTGTATGTCCAGTACAAAAATTTGAAGACTGCCGCGGTGGAGATGCAGAGATCGTACAATAATGTGATCCTGATACATAAACAGGCACTCAAAGAGTTCAAAAATCTGCATCCGAGATTATACTACTTGTGCTGAATGTTGTTAAAAGTGATTCATAGTGATATACAAGAAATTGTATGTGATAGGTATATCTGATATAATATATTGTGTAAAAAACGGTTGCGAGTAAAAAAAAATTACTCGCAATTTTTATATTGTCAATTTCTTTTGTGCTGTATGGTGTGCCTCCTTGTACCCTACAGCACTTTTTGTCATAGAAAATTTAGAAAATTCAGAAAGGCGGTGTTGCAGAATGGCGAAGCTTACGGAAAAACAGAAAAGATTCTGTGATGAATACCTGATTGATCTGAATGCAACACAGGCGGCAATAAGGGCGGGGTATTCAGCAAGGACGGCAAATGAACAGGGAGCGAGATTGTTAGCAAATGTTAGTGTTCAGGAGTATATCGCACGAAAGATGGCAGAACGGTCACGAAGAACCGGAGTCAATCAGGACCGTGTTGTCCTGGAATTGGCGAAGATTGCATTTGTGAAGATGACCGATGTAGTCAACAGTAACGGTGAGATCAAAGCAGATGCGAGTCCGGATGATCTTTCCTGTATTGAATCAATCAAATACAAGGAGTCTGACAATGAGTTCGGAGGTAGTGTTGAAAGAGAGGTCAAGATTGGTTCTAAACTCAAAGCCCTTGAACTGCTTGGTAAGCATCTTGGAATGTGGAATGATAAGCTGGATGTGAATGTGACAGCCCCTATTGTTATTTCAGGAGCAGACGCACTTGAGGACTAAATACAGGCAGCCATCAAGTCAATATGTATTTGGTTATCAGAAGTTCATTCTGATGCCGGAAGATTACAATGCTACAAAGTCTGGTAAGGTCAATGTGAAACTACCGGAAGTAGTCGGTAAAGGTTACGGTACATTTTGGCGGTGGAAAGGTAGATACCGGGCAGTCAAAGGTTCACGTGCATCTAAGAAGTCAAAGACTACAGCATTATGGTACATCACCAATATGATGAAATACCCTGATGCGAACACCTTAGTTGTCAGAAAAACTTACAGAACACTAAAGGATTCCTGTTTTACTGAATTGAAATGGGCTATACATCGACTTGGTGTTGATGCTTTTTGGGATATAAAAGAATCACCACTTGAAATGACGTATAAGCCAACAGGTCAAAAGATTTATTTCAGAGGTCTTGACGATCCGCTGAAAGTAACGTCTATCACTGTTGATCAGGGTGTATTGTGTTGGATGTGGATTGAAGAAGCATATGAAATTAGTTCAGAGGATGATTTCAATATGCTTGATGAATCTATTCGTGGTGCAATCCCGGAAGGTTCAGACCTGTTCAAACAGATCACCGTAACATTCAACCCATGGAACGAGCATCACTGGCTGAAGAAGAGATTCTTCGACAGTCCGGATGATGAGACACTGGCGATCACAACCACATATAAGTGCAATGAGTGGCTGGATAAAGCCGATCTTAAGGTTTTTGAGACCATGAAGAGGCAGAACCCACGGCGCTATGCAGTCGCCGGACTAGGTGGCTGGGGTATTGTGGATGGTCTGGTTTATGAGAATTGGCATGAAGAAGCCTTTACACTGGAACAGATCAGACAGCAATACAGTATTGATTCAGCATTCGGTCTTGACTTTGGTTATACAAATGATCCATCAGCACTGTTTTGTGGATTCATTGATGTTCAGAACAAAAAGATATTCGTGTGGGATGAAATGTATAGTGCAGGTCTTTCCAATGAGCGAATATATCAGAATATTACTGATATGGGATATGCGAAAGAGAGGATCACAGCAGATTCTGCAGAACCAAAGTCTATTGATCAGTTGAAGGGCTATGGACTCAGGATCAAGGGAGCTGATAAGGGCAAGGATAGTATCAACAACGGTATTCAGTTTATTCAGGACTTTGAAATCATCATACACCCAAGATGTGTGAATTTCTTGACGGAGATCAGCAACTATACTTGGGACAAGGACAAGTTCGGTAATAAACTGAACCGCCCTATTGATGACTTCAATCATCTTATGGACGCAATGCGGTATGCATTAGAAAAATATATCAAGAAAGGTAACGGCTGGTTATTCTAGCCGGGAGGTATACAAAATGTTAATTTTAGGTACAGAATATGGTCTGATCAGAGATGATGAGACACTGGAAGAGACATTGCATGACGGTGAGTGTGCAATCTACACGAAGCTGATAAAGATTAGAGCAATGGAGAAAATGCTGGAACCGTCAGCATCAGAAGAAGATAAGAGAACCAGATACAATGAAGTGTTAAGGCATGAAGTGATTCATGCTTTTTTTAATGAGTGTGGACTTGCGGAATACTGTAATGATGAACAGCTGGTACAGTGGATTGCGGTACAGTTCCCGAAAATCCTGAAAGTATTCCAGGGACTTAACTGTATAGATTAACAGGAAAGAGGTGATAAGGTGCTTACAGTTGATGAAATCAAGATGTTCATTGATGAAGATGCTGCATCAGTGAAAAAGCATTTTGCAAGAATAGGTGAACGTTACTATGATGGCGATCATGATATTAAAAATTACAGAATGTTTTATTTCAACCAGGACGGTCAGCTTGTGGAAGACACAAGTCGGGCAAATGTAAGGATCCCTCACCCGTTTTTTAAGGAACTGACAGAACAGGGAACACAGTACACCTTGTCAGGATCGGACGGTTTTGTTTTTTCTGATGATCCGGCACTACAGAGTGAGCTTGATTCCAGATTCAACAACAATGATGATTTTGTGGATGAGCTGAGTGAAGCAATCACAGACTGCCAGACAAAAGGGTTCGCATATATGTACGCTATGAAAGACAGCAAAGATCAGCTGAAATTTATTTGTGCTGACAGTATCGGCGTTGTGGAAGTAGAGGCACGATTTGCAGAGGACGGAAAAGACCATGTGATCTATTGGTATGTTGACCGGGTTGACAAGGAAGGTCACAGAATCAAAAAGATCATGGACTGGGATGACGAACAGGTTGTTTATTACGTTCAGGATGAAAACGGTGAGATTGAAAAGGACACCTTAGTGAAGGTAAACCCTCGGCCTCATATATTGTATCAGGTGGACGGTGATGATAACACTTACTTTGAGAGTCTTGGATTTCTGCCATTCTTCCGGCTGGATAATAACAAGAAACAGATCAGCAATCTGAAAGCTGTAAAAGATCTGATTGACGATTATGACCTTATGGCATCCAGTCTTTCTAATAATCTGATTGACTTTGATCACCCATTATATGCGGTCAAAGGGTTTGAAGGTGATAACCTTGATGAATTGCAGCAGAATCTTAAGACAAAAAAGATTGTTGGTGTCGATTCAGATGGAGGTATTGAGGTACACACGGTGGACGTACCGTATGAGGCCCGGAAGGTGAAGCTGGAACTGGATGAGAAGAACATTTATCGGTTCGGTATGGGATTGAACCTCTCAGGACTGAAAGATACATCAGCAACAACCAATATTGCAATCAAGGCAGCCTATTCACTGCTTGATCTTAGATGCAAGCATCTTGAGAGGAATCTTAAGAGATTCTTGCGTAAGATCGTAGCAGTCTGTATTGATGAAATCAATCAACAGAACGGTACAGATTATCAGATCACAGATGTTTATTTTGAGTTCACCCACGAAGTAATGAGTAATGAACAGGAAAATGAACAGAATGAACTTACAGAAGCACAGAAACAACAGGTACAAATCAACACCCTGTTATCACTGGCACAGATTTTTGGTGATGATCTGATCATTCAGTATATATGTGACGTTCTTGACCTTGACTATGAGAAAATCAAGGACAAGTTACCGGATGATGAAGCTACAAAGACTGATCAGGTACAACACGATCTTGATTCTATTATACCGGATGATGAAGGTGGTGGAACGGGTGAACAAAGCACAGAAGGAAGTGCAGCAAGCACAGCTTAACGATGAAAAGAAAGTAATCAAGCTGTTAGAACTGGTATATGAACAGGCGAAAAAGGATTGTGAACAGAAAATTAGGGAACTGTCTGCAAGGACAGATCTTGAAAATCTGCAAAGTATAGTATACCAAAAGGAATATCAGCAAATGATGGTTGATCAGCTTGAAGCAATGCTTTATGACCTACATGAAGGTCAATTTAAAACCATTGCTGATTACTTGGAACAGTCATATATCAACGGTTATGTTGGTATGTTCTATGATTTACAAAGTACAGGCATACCGCTTGTAATACCAATTCAGCAAGATCAGGTTGTCAAAGCATTGAAAACCAACAGTAAACTGTCAAGCGGTCTGTATAAGCGTTTAGGTGAAGATGTTGATTATCTGAAACGTTCAATTCGTGCTGAACTTTCAAGGGGGATCAGTAGTGGTTCATCTTGGAATGAAATGGCTGTAAGAATTGCAAATGGTATGAACAGTCCTTTTCGTAAAGCATATAACAATGCAATTCGTATTGCCCGGACAGAAGGGCATAGAATACAGAATGAAGGAGCCCTTGACGGTCAGCATGGGGCAAAGAAAAAGGGTGCTGATATTGTCAAACAGTGGGATTCCACACTTGACGGACGGACAAGGGACGAACACCGGGAATGTGACGGACAGATCAGGGAGATTGATGAACCGTTTGATGTTGGCGGTGAGAAAATGCAAGCACCGGGCGTTGGAGGTTCTGCAAAGAACGTTTGTAACTGTCGGTGCTGTTTACTGCAACGTGCAAAATGGGCGCTGGATGAGGATGAGCTGGAAGAGCTGAAAGAACGTGCTGCATTTTTGGGACTGGATAAATCAAAAGATTTTGAGAACTTCAAACAGAAATATTGTCAGTTGCCGGAGAATGCTGATACAATGGAAGTACCAAAAGGACATTCAGAAGCATATGAATCATTGATGGAAGGGTTGAAAGTGAACAAAGTCACATACCGTGAAGTTAAGGATTTAGGAAAGTCATTAACATCTGATGAGATTATTGACAGATTAGCAGGCGGTGATAGGACAAAGGGTTCGTGTTCTTCACTTGGCTTTGCGTACATTGGCAACAAAGCAGGATTTGATGTATTGGATTTCAGAGGCGGTAGCTCACAGTCTTTCTTTTCAATGAACAGCAATATCAAAAAGATGTTAGATTTGCCGAATGTAAAGGGTGAAATACTCAAGGTAAAGAAAGAAGCATCTGACACGGCGAAAATCATTCGTGACTTAGAATTAGACAAAGAGTATTATATGAGTGTTGGTAAACATGCCTCAATCATCAGGAATACAGCGGATGGTTTGCAGTATCTCGAACTTCAATCTGCAATAAAAAACGGATGGATGCCGTTTGACAGGTACGGTTCCATTGTGACCACTTTGCAGAAAAGATTCGGGTGCAGAAAGACTGTTGATAGATTTGCCGGAAAAGTATGGGAGAAAGAAGTGGTTCTCATGGAAGTAGATTCATTTAAGGCGAATAGCGAATTTAAAGAACTTTTGGGGTATATAAATACTGCAACCAATAAACAAAAGAAAGGAGTGATGGGTAGTGTCAAGTGATAGATGGTATAAAAACAATACAGACGATAAGATTTGGTGGAAAGATACCGATTCGGTAGGCGAATGGTTATTCAGCTTTGACAAAAAACAAGTGTTTAACATGTTTGCCGATTATCCGCACAACCTGTCACCAGAACAGAAAAAAATCTTTGATGAAGAGAATCCTGAATGGGTTGATTTCTTCAAAGACAGGCAATAAAAAAAGCAAAGGCAAAGAAGTATACACCTTTGCTTTTTTATTACCTATATGACCATTATATGAGGTCAGAAAGGGGGATAAAAGGAACATGAAAGCGTTACACACTCACTTGGTATTGTAGAAAGGTTCGGTGATCCTGATTATCTCCCAACTATGGGTTAAATAGTATTTTTAAGGCATCCGCAAGGGTGTCTTTTGTTTTGTCCGAAAAAGGCTTATGACGTTTAAACTACTGCTGAAATGACCCCTGCAACATGGGATATAAACTGTTGACCGTTCCCGGTGACACCGGATATAAAAACGTGACGGAGAAAGGAAGAAGAATATGGAATTTTTAAAAGCATTTTTTGGTGATAAGGCTATCACCTATGATGAACTGGTGCGGGCAATCAACGCCTATAACGGTGATGAAAAAAACAAAGAGAAGCTGATCAAGATGGTTAACCTTACTGATGGTGGTTATGTGTCTAAGGACAAATACACCAACCTTGAAACTGACCTTTCCGGTAAGACTACAGAACTGACCAAGGCAAACAACCTGATTGAAGAACTGAAAAAGTCAGCCGGGAAAGACGAAGAAACACAGCAGAAAATAACTGCATATGAAACAGAGATTGCAGACCTTAAGAAAGAGAATGCAGACCTTAAGAAAGAGAATGCAGAGCTGAAAACAGAAAATGCGTTGAAATTTGCGTTGGTTGCAGCAGGTGCAGTTGATGTTGATTATCTTGTATTCAAGGCAAAGGAAAAAGGTGAAATCAAACTTGGTGATGATGGGAAAATCAAGGGGGAAGATGATCTGATCACAGGCCTTAAGACACAGCATCCGGCTATGTTTGAAGCATCCAATGGCAATCAGCAGAATAACAGAAAGATTCTTGAAAATAATCTTCCAAACGGTGACAACGATAAGACAGTCACAAAAGAACAGTTCCTGAAGATGGGATTCAATGAGCGAATGAAGCTCAAAGAAGAAAATCCAGATTTATTTAAGCAGTTAAATACACATTAAGAAAGGTTAAAAAGGTGATGAAGAATGCCGAAAGGAAATTTTGGTGGATTTGCATTTGATGAAGAAGTATTTGCAGGCATGATGCAGGAAGCGGATTACTGGAAAAATCCAATTATTGCATCAGGTATTATCCAGGAAGATTCAAGTATTATGGATCTGATTGGAGAAAAAGGAAATGTGGCAACAATTCCGATTTACAGGCCGTTAGATATCAATGAGGACGGAATGGAGGCACTGAATAATGATGGTATGACCAACAATACACCGGTTGAAGTTTCCGGAAGTAAACAGACCTGTATGATGATCCAGAGAATGAAAGCATTCCAGGCAAAAGACTTTACAAAAGAGCTGACCGGTGCTGATCCGATGACAAACATTAAAGGTAAGATTGTTGGATATTATCAGCAGGTATGGGAAAACGAGTTAATGAATATTGCGAAGGCAGTAACTGGAGTGGCTAAACTGTCAGATCATGTGACTGATTTAACAAAGAACACCACTACACACATCGAAGCTGGTACTGTTTATGATGCAGAACAGGCGGCACTTGGGGATATGGCTGGCGGACTCGGTCTGATGGTTATGCATTCCATGATCTACAAGGAATATCAGAAAATGGGACTTGTTGATTTTGACAAATATGTAGTCAATGGTGTAATCCAGAAAGAGGTTACTCTTCCGACTATTGCCGGTAAGCACGTCCTTGTGACCGACCGGTTTACAGTGACTGGTTCTGCAGCTGATGCTGTATTCTCTACTTATCTGTTTGGAGAAGGTGCGTTCCTGTCCTGCGACAAGAAAAATTATGAGAATCAGTATACAACCAACTACGATCCAGAGGCATCTGCAGGTATTGACAAATTCTATACCAAACAGGGTAAGGTCCTTCATCCGAATGGTCTGTCACTTCTGGTTGATAACATTGCGAAAGACTCTCCAACATTTGCAGAACTTGGTGCATCAGCTAACTATGAGCTGAAATTCAACAGCAAGAATGTGAAGATGGGAGTTATCAAGTCAAAAGTCGGTACTGCAGTAGTCTAAAAGGAAGGTGATCTGATGATATTGGCAGTTGATGAGATGATGAAATTACCTGAATTTACAGCGCAAAATAAAGGAGTAATTGCAGAAAAACTGAATGCTGCCGAGTTTATGATCCGTGCATACACGCATAATAATTTCCAGAATCGCTTTGTCCGTTTTTTTGCCGACAGCTCTGGTGATTGCTTGTACGGAACGTCAGATTTTCTGAAAGTTGGTGATACAATCCAGATTTCACAGTCCTATGTGAATGACGGATTGTACACCATTACCGAGACTGGAGACAACTTTATCAGGATTGATCGGGAACTGTATAAATCACAGAATCTGGTCACTAAGGTAGAGTATCCGGCTGATGTCCGTGCAGGTGTTTTGGAGCTTGTGAAGTGGGATGTTAAGAACCGAGCAAAGACCGGAATCAAGTCAGAAACACTATCCCGGTACTCTGTGACTTACTTTGACCAAGATGTTAACAATCAGGTGATGGGATATCCGGTCAGTTTACTCGGATTCTTAAAACCTTACATGAAAGCGAGGTTTTAACATGATTGGAGGTAACATTCAGGCGTTATTCCAAGTGAAAGAGAGTGGCGGTAAAAATGCCATAGGCGAGGGTGTAAACCAGTGGACTGATGCAGTGTCCATCCCCGGATGGTTGGATTTATCCACCGGTGATTCAAAGCACACGACATTTTCAGCTAAGATTCAGGAGAGTACGCATATCTTTCTGTGTGACTTCGCTGATCTTAAAGCTGTTGGAGTTGCAAGTGATACTGCAAGGATGATTATAAACGGCGAAGAATATGAAATCCTTCTGATTGATGACCCTATGAATATGCATGATCATTTAGAAATCTATTTAAGATTTATAGGGGGTCAGTAGTATGTCAGTTGAATTTACAGATAACACAGCAAAAATTAAAGCTGCATTATCGGAAGGGATTATTGGATTCCTTCACGAAGCAGGTGGTGAAATACAGGCACAGACCCAAAGAAACAGCAGGGTTGATACCGGACAAACAAAGGGGTCTTACAAATATATGGTTGATGAAGGAAAAGATGAATCAACTGTTGCTGTAGGTTCAGACCTTGAAAATGCGATTTGGGAAGAATTTGGTACTGGTGAATATGCACTGCATGGTGATGGAAGAAAAGGCGGTTGGGTTTATAAGAGTAAGAAAGACGGTAAATTTTACCATACTTACGGAAAAACACCACGACAACCACTCACGAAAGCATTTCAGAGTGTAGCCCCAAAGATAAAGAAACAGCTTGTAAATGTCATTAAACAGAATTTAGGGGGTTAATTATGGTTGATATGCTTGGTTTTATTTCTGATCAGCTTGATCAACTTGGTATTCCCTATGAATTTGGTGAATGGACAGGTGAAATTAGCTATCCTTACTTTGTCGGTTCATTCAATGAAATTGAACACAGATTAGAGGACGGATATACAGGCGGTGTGTTTACACTTGACGGTTGGTCAAGGGGGTCAAAATTACCGCTTGCAGAAATAAATGACAAACTAAAAAAAGCATTTGAAGATTTAAGGGCAGTTCAGGAAGGAACTGCTTTTTTTATTACCTATTGGAACGGTTTAATGATTCCAACAGGTGAAGAAGATCTTTTTAGAATTACGATAACACTTAACACAAATGAGTGGAAAGGAGCATAAAAGAATGGGCTTAAAAAAGCATGGTATTACATCTGAAACTATCAAGAACATGATCTTGGGTGCAGGTGTCATTTACAAAAATCTTAAGTATGAGAAACCAAGCAATGGTTGGACTGGTACACCACTTGGTGCAACTTCCGGTGGTCTTAAGTTCAACTACGAAGCACAGTGGTTAGATGTTGAGGTGGACGGTGCAACGGTGCTGATCAAAGGTGTCAGTAAACAGAAGGTTGGTGAATCTGCCACACTTGAAGGTCAGATGACAGAACTTACAGAAGATATTCTTGTAAATGCATTACACCTTGTGAAATCCACTTCCGAAGATACAACCTATGTCAAGTATGTATCTAAGGAAAATATCACAGAAGCAGATTATCTTGAAAATGTTGCATATGTCGGAACACTTTCAAGCGGTAAGAATGTGATCATTATTTTACCGAATGCACTTTGTACAGAAGCGTTTGAGTTAGAAACAAAGAACGCTGAACAGACAACATTTGCTGTTAAGTTTGAGTGTACAGCTGATCTTGAAAACGACAGCTTAAACAAGTTGGATATTGCTATTTACTATCCAAACGCTGTTGTGTAGGGGGGGTGTGAATTATGCGAGTTGTAGTAGTAAGAGAATATACAGACAAGTACACAGGTGAAGGTCATGTGATCGGTGAAAAACTGGATATGACAGAAGAAAGATTTGCAGAAATTCAGGACAAAGGAATGTTTGTGGTTGATATTTCTGATGAAGTAGTGCAGCAGGAAACACCTGCTGTATCTGCGGAACAGGTAGAAGATCAGGAACAGGAAACAGTGAATGAACAGATTGAACCTGTTGAACATGAAGAAACACCTGCACAAAAACAGGATAAACCTGCAAATGGTGGTAGAAGAAACAGATCGAAAAAAGAAAGTGAGGATAAATAATCATGGCAGATTTCAGATTTAAGGATTTAACAGTTGATAATGCATTTGACTTTTGTGAGGTTCTTGCAGTTATCGGAGTAGAACAGGTTATTGGTGCATTTGATAAAGACGAGATTCAGCAGTTGCAGGAATCCGGTACAGATATGAAAGAAGTTGGTATTGTTATCGCCATGAAGGTATGTGGAATCCTGATCAAAAATATTTCCAAGGCAAGAAATGAAATCTGTAAGTTTTTTGCTAACTGTATGGAGTGGGACAACGGTACAGCGGTTACTGCTGATGATGTGAAGAAATTCAAGCTGAAACAGTTTGTTGTCATGGTAAAAGATTTTGCTAAGAAAGATGATCTTATGGATTTTTTCGAGGGTGTTGCCGAATTAGTGGGTACGGAACAGAGCGATTCGATGAGTGCTGCAACCGTAGATATGGTAACCCCTACAGCTATTTAGATAAAGCAATCAGCCGGGGGAGGTTAGACGCTACTGTTAGAACAGTTCTGAAACAGGACAATGAAGATAAACAGTGGGACTTATACTGTGCAATCACAGCAAACCCACTTGCTGATGATGTTGGAAATTTTGAAGAATTTAAACAGCGGTTTATGAGTACAGCACCGAAAGGTGGAAATACTGAACAAACTGAACCGACAATGAACAATGCACAGATTAAGTTACAGGTGGAAAAAGCAAATAAAATTCTGAATGGATTCGTGCCGCCGTTGAAAGGGGGTGGCTAATCGTTGGATATTTTTTCGTTGGTCGGAAAAATAACGATCAATTACGCTGATGCGGTGAACAACATTGAAAAGGTTTCAAAGTCTGCAAAGGACACAGCTAAAACACTGGAAGATGTTGATAAAAAGGCAGATGGTGCAGGTGATTCAGTAGAAGATGCCGGACAAGCTGCCAAGAATGCAGACAGTGGATTTACGACATGGAAAGCCACGCTTGCGAATTTAGCATCTACAGCAATCACAAAAGTAATTTCAGGATGTGCACAGTTAGCTGAAAAAATGGCAGATGTGACAAAATCAGCGGTTGGTCACTATGCTGAATATGAACAGTTAGTTGGCGGTGTTGAAACATTATTCAAAGACAGTTCCGGTAAACTGATTGATTATGCTGAAAAGGCATATAAGACAGCCGGGATGAGTTCAAATCAGTATATGGACACCGCAACGTCATTTGCTGCTTCATTGATTCAGGGGCTTGGCGGTGATACTGCAAAAGCGGTTGAACTGACCAACCTTGCTATCACTGATATGTCAGATAATGCTAACAAGATGGGTACTGACATTGGTTCTATACAGGACGCTTATCAGGGATTTGCCAAACAGAACTATACCATGCTTGACAACTTAAAGCTTGGATACGGCGGTACACAGTCTGAAATGATCAGGTTGATCAATGATTCAGGTGTACTTGGTGAGAAAATAGAAAGTCTTGACAATGTGACATTTGATCAGATGATTGAAGCAATCCACAAGATTCAGGACAACTTAGGTATAACCGGAACAACCGCACTTGAAGCAGGTACTACAATATCAGGTTCATGGAGTTCAGTACAGGCATTGTTTGAAAATATCCTGACAAAAGTAGGTTCAAAACTTGCACCTACTGTTATGGGATTTTTACAGCAGTTGTCAGACTGGATGGAAACAATAGATTGGAATGTGTTTGCAACATCTGTCGGTGATGCCCTACAAAGGGTATTTGACTGGATTCAAAAAATTGATTTTACAACATTCTTTGAAAAAGGAATGGACGGTGTAACAGAGTTTATAGAGGATCTTGGAGATTTTGCAACCAAAGTAATAGAAGTGATTGGTAATATACAGAGTTTTATTGATATTCTCATTACATTATCACCGATTATTTTAGGAGTTGTTACAACGCTTGGTTCACTTGCACTTGCTTCTAAGATTGGAGAGATTATTGATAGTGTGAAAACTGCAATGACCGGCTTATTTGCTGCAATGTCAGCTAATCCAATCGTTGCGGTGATTGCTATAATTGCAGGTCTTGTTGTGGCACTGGTAACACTTTGGAACACAAATGATGGATTCAGAGAAGCAGTCACAAATATTTGGAATGCAATCAAAACGACTGTAACCAATGTAATCAATTCGATTAAGTCAGTAATCAGCAGTGTGTTCAATGCAATTAAGTCTACTATTTCAAGTATACTGAACAGCATTAAATCAACCTTTACAAGTGTTTGGAACAGTATCAAGTCAACGGTATCTAATGTGATCAACGGTGTGAAGTCCACTATTTCAAGTGGTCTGAATGCTGCCAAATCTACGGTGAGCGGTGTACTGAATAGCATTAAGGCGGTTTTTTCAAATGTGTGGAATGGGTGCAAATCTGTTGTATCGAATGCGATTAATCACATAAAATCAATCATGCATTTTTCATGGTCATTACCACATTTGAAACTTCCTCATATTTCAATTAGTGGTTCTTTTAGCTTGAAACCTCCAAGTGTTCCACACTTTGGTATTGAATGGTACAAAAAGGCAATGGATGATGGTATGATCTTGAATCAGCCGACTATTTTCGGTTACAATGCGAAATCTAACAGGTTCCTTGCTGGTGGTGAAGCCGGAAGTGAAACAGTAGTTGGTACACAGAATCTGATGGACATGATTCAGGAAGCTGTGAATAATGCCGGAAGTGGAAATGGTGACAGTGAAGCAACCCGTGCATTACTGGAAGCAATCTTTAATTGGATGCGGAATGGTGGATTGTACAAACTGCTGATTGATGTCCTGACGAACGGTGTAGAATTTGAATTTGACAATAGAGAAATTGCAAGGTTGGTGAAAAAGTATGCTTGATGTAGCAAGATACGTGAACCATCTGAACCAAAGTATTGACTTTGGTTCGGGTGGTATTTTTATTACAGATTCCGAACTTAGGAATTATGAATGGGAATATGATACTGATTATGACGAGATTACCAACTTTCATAAAGGTGTCAAAGAGAAAAAAATGAAGATCATTATTTCTGCCGCCACTGAGGAAGAGGGGATTGCAAAAAGAAATGCTATCTTCCAAATCTTTGAATCTGATATCCTTGCGGAACAGTCGGGAAGACTGTATCAGGACGGCTATTACCTTAATTGCTATATCGTAGCATCGAAGAAAGCAAAGTGGTATCTGACAAAACGGTATCTGGAGATTGAAGTCACCATTGCAACAGATCAGCCGGACTGGGTACAGGAAAGAGAGTACAATTTCCTGAAGACAGAAGGCAAGACAGTTGAAATGGATGGTCTGAAGAAATACCCATACAAATACGGATACTATTATCTGAATCAGGTATCATCTTCCTCGATCAGCAACCCAGCTATTACAGAATCAGATTTTATGCTGCGGATATATGGTCACGTATCAAAACCGCTTGTGAAGATTGGAGACAATACCTATCAGGTTAATACTTCTTTAAATGCAGGTGAGAGATTAGAGATTGATTCCCGGAGAAAAACGGTAAAGCTAATACATACTGACGGGTATACAGAAAATGTTCTTTGGTCGGCGGCAAAAGAGTATTACATATTTGAGAAGATTGCGTCCGGTACACAGATTATTGCGTGGGACGGTAGCTTTTCATTTGACTTGATCCTCGTTGATAAAAGGAGTGAACCATTGTGGAAGTAATGTATACAGACGTAAACAGGCTTCCACAAGGGAGTCTTGAAAAATATTCCGTTGATCTGGAACTCGGAGGTGACAATGACTTTGAGCTTCAGATGAATATAAAAAATCATTACATGAGTGCCGGATGTATCTGGTATATAAAAGACGAAGAATACGGAGGGATTGTGGACAATGTAAAAGTCGACACCGAAAAATCCAAAGTATATTATTCCGGAAGAAGTTGGCGTGGCATTCTGGAAAAGAAAGTGATCAGGCCGGACACCGGAAAAGATTATCTTGTGGTATCCGGAGATGCAAATGATATCCTTGCACTACTGATAAGGCGGTGTGATCTGGTAGATCTGTTTGCTGTTCCTGGAACATCTTCCGGAATACAGATAAGCAACTATCAGTTTCCGAGATATGTTGATGCATATTCCGGTATTGTGAAGATGTTGTCCTCTGTTGGTGCAAAGCTGAAAATCGTCTACAACGACAAGGATTCTTGTGTGAATATATCAGCTGTCCAGATCGAAGATCTGTCAAAAAAATATGAGTATTCCGATGACTACGGAATGAAGATCATAATCGAAAAGAAAACCGGTGGGGTGAATCATCTGATCTGCCTCGGAGCTGGCGAATTGGCAGCCAGAACAGTGATTGATCTGTATGTAGACAAAACAGGAGAAATCACGGAAAAACAGTCATATTTTGGAGAATATGAGATTGCAGAAACGTATGATTATGGAAATTCTGAATCTGTTGCAGAGCTGAAAGAAAAAGGAATTGAACATCTGAAGGAACTGAAAAGTTCGGATTCGGTGTCTGCGTCATTTTCAAAGCTTGATGTAGATATCGGTGATATTGTTGGTGGAAGAAACCGGGCAACCGGAATTCTGCTGAAGGAACAGGTAACACAGGAAATTGTAAAAATAAAAAATGGCATAGAAACTATAACGTATAAGGTTGGTGAGAAATAACAATGGCAACAAATTATTTAGATACCGGAGATACTGGACGTGCAGTTAGTGCAGAATCTGACGGGGCGTTATTTGCTGGTATTTTCGGAAGTGCAAAATATGTACTGGAAAATGGCAGCCAGTTCAAGGCAGAAGTGCAGTCAAATAACATTGTAAAAATTTCTGACGGTGATGCTGTCATGTACGGACGGCATGTAAGGATTCCGGCAAATGACAGCGCACTGGTGACGATTAACAATGGACATTCTGGAACGAACAGGATTGATCTGATTGTGTTCCGGTACACAAAAGACAGTACCGGAAAAGAGACAGTTGATCTGGTAGTTATCCAGGGGGAAGATTCTACCGGGACAGCTACAGCACCGACGGCAGTAGATGGAAATATCCTGACCGGTGCAATGCAGTCAGACTTTCCTCTGTATAGCGTGGAACTGAATGGAATCAATATTGTAAAGGTGAATCCACTGTTTAATGTGATCGGTAACATCAGCAAGTTAAAGGAAGAGCTTACTGAATTAAATAGCAATTTAGTAAATGCAAAAGCAGATTTGATAAAAGCAAATAATGCTTTAAATGTTATTGGAGTGCAATATTGGAGTGGTTTGAAAGATAATTATTCTTATTCTTCAAAAGAAACCTGGGTTAATAACATAGTTAAGATAACTATTCCGGCAGGAACCTACATTTTTGCAGTTAAAGCTTCACCAAAAGCCCTTGGACAAAACGATGACGCTTTTGTAATCGGAATTACAGGCATGAACACAACAAGAGCTCAAAAAACTTTTTACATGAATTATGGGTCAGGCTATTATCCAATCTGTACCCATACATGCGTAGAAAAGGTATCTGGTGGAACATATGGCGTTGCTTTCTGGAGTAGCCAAGCCAGAAATATCAATGGCATTGAAATTACGGCAACACGCATCAAATAACTCTACTACAGAATCTTTTTATATCGGACCTGCAAGTTTTTCCAAGTTTCTGTATACCCACCATTTTGATATAACCTTAAACGAAATTTATCATTTGCAGCATTTGTCGTAACAACAAAAAATCCATTTATATCTACAGTTACACCGTTATGCGAACAGCTTCCAAGTGAATGAAAATTACCTGTTCCATCAATGCTATTTATTTGTATGCCAATATTTGACACACCAGATGTCGGTGTTCCGCTCATTGTAGCATTACAATAGATAACATAGCTTCCGGCAGAAGGTAATGTTACATAATCACTAAAAGCCGCAACACCACTATTAGATGTCTTATTTGCCAAACTTATAACTTTTGTTGAACCGAGATTTTTTATGGAATTGGAAAGAGCGGTTAATTCATTTTTGGCATTTGCCAAATTGCTATTTAATTCAGTACTGACTGAACTGTTCACCATCTTTGTTGTTATACTAAATCAAAAGATTAGGAGGTTTTGTTATGGAACAAAAGATAATGGAAGTGTTACGAAGAATGCAGCCGGTATTGAATGAGGATGAACTGAGGGAACTGAAAAGTGCATTGCAAATTACCTTTTCTGGCTGTGATATCGTGAAGCAGACAGAGCTACAGTGCGTAGATAATTCGTGGATGGTTGACCTGGAAGACTATCTAATGTCCAGAGCATTGGAAGGGAAGACAGTGGAAACAGTGAAAAGGTACAGATATGAATTGACAAGGCTATTGTCCTATGTAAATAAGCCAGTAGCAAATATTACAGACGGAGATATTTCTGGATATCTGAGGTTATATAAGAATATCAGGAAAGTTAAGAACAGTACGTTGAAAGGTGTACGTGCTGCATATAGCAGCTTTTTCGCCTGGCTCAGAGATCGTGACAGAATCCGTAAGAATCCCATGATCCTGGTAGAACAGATCAAGGTCGAAAAACGGATCAAGAGACCTTTTTCAGATACTGACAGGGAAAAGCTTTTAAGAAGTTGCAAGACATTGAGGGATAAAGCTATGATGGAATTTCTGTATTCAACAGCTGTCAGAGTTTCCGAATTGAAGAATCTTAATATAGAAGATATTCGATGGGGAACGAAAGACCTGATTGTATACGGAAAGGGTGGAAAAGAAAGGACGGTGTACCTGAATGAAAGGACACATATGTATCTACATGAATACCTGCAGAGCAGAACCGACTCCAATCCGGCACTGTTTGTAGGAGTAAGAAAACCGTATAATAGACTGACGAAAACAGGGATAGAGGATATGATCCGGCGAACCGGAAGACGTGCTGGCGTAGAAAAGGCACATCCGCATCGATTTCGAGGGACGGCTTTAACAAATGCATTAAACCGAGGAATGCCACTGCAGGAAGCATCTATCTTTGCCGGACACGCAAAGACGGAAACAACGATGCTTTATTGTACCGTAGATCAGGAGTCGGTCAAGTATCATCACAAGAAATATCTAAGTGCATAGATAAGAAGATCATTTTACGCTCGGTTACAACCGGGTGTTTTTGTTATGCACGCTTATAGTAACTTGAAAAATGAACAAAGAAGAGAGGTTTTGAATTAAATAGCAATTTATTAAATGTAAAAGCAGATTTGACAAAAGCAAATAATAATATTGCAATCATAAACAGTAATCTGATTTCAATCGTAGAACGTGGAACCAAAAATAACTACAATTACACAAAATATTCCAACGGCGACATGGTTATGTGGAGTAAATATACTTGGAATACCAATATTGCAACCAGTTGGTATAACTGGTATTTTGCTTCTAGTGCTGCGGTTGGTTTTCCAGTAGCATTCAAACAAGCGCCTTTAATTATAGTATCTCCGGCAAAGACTAACGAACTGTATGGTCTTGGAGTTACCGAAGTGACTACAACCGGGTACAAGCTTACAGCATACAGTCCAAAGCAAGGAATGTGTTATGTACAAGCTGATATGCTTATAATCGGAAAATGGAAATAATTCTAATATGTTCCGATTGCAATATAGTCCATATAAAAAGCTTTATTTGTATATGCTGCAAAATATCCTAATCGAAGTTGGGAGATTCCATTCAAGGTTGTGGTTTTTCCAAGAATCATAACCCAATCGTCACTATTTTGAGTTATTGTACAACCTCTTAAAAATTTAAATGGTTTTGAAAATGTTGATTGTTCTATTTTGGTACTTGCACCCGTATATCCAGTGCCATTTTTTTGCAATGAGGCATATACGTGAATTGTTCCGGCACATATTTGAATCCTATTTTTAGGGAATCGTATACAAATGCTTTTTGTGGATGAATCTATATAAGTTTCATATAAATTGCTATTTAATTCAAAATCTCTCTTCGGAAAGGAAAAATATGAAAATCATATTCAAAGATGCGTCTGAGTTGAATGTACAGGAGGTCTCTGAATCGGCTGGATACCTGAAAGTAAAGATCATCAATCAGTCCAGAGAAGAGATTCTGAATATTTTCAAAGATGAATCAAAAATTGAGCTGATGAAAGTAGAGGATTCCAGAGAGACAAAAGTCTATGAGAAGTACATCACATTCACTTCATTGACCGAGTATCCGGGTGCGATTTATGAGGTATGCATGGCGCAGGAAGGACGTACAGTCGAGGAACTGATTACAGATGCAATGGACCAGATCACACAGACACAACTCGCACTGTGTGAAATTTACGAAATGTTGCCATAAGAAAGGAGATTGTACCATGGCAAAGATTTATGCAGCATTGATCCTAAAAGGTGTTAAGACCATTGATGATGTGCCGGACAAGCTGAAAGAAGCAGTCAAAGCTATTTTGGATGGTGAAAACTGATGTTATTTCAGTTTATCATAAAAATTCTATGTAGAAAGGATGTGCAGACTATGGCAGTTATTTACGCAACTCTTATTGTTAAGGGAAAGAAAACTTTTGCTGATGTTCCTGAGAAAATCAAGAACAAAGTGAAAGAAGTACTGGTCGCTCTTGATTGTCCTGAATTAGCAGAATAATCAACAGGCGAGGAAATTATCACATACACGAAAACAACCGCTATATGACGATTATATAACGTCAGAAGCGGTTGTTTTTGCGTACAGAAAGGACACACAGACCATTGGAACAGTTTATTTATTCAACATACACGATTGTGTTACCAATCATTGTCACCGCCCTTATGGGGTATGTGGTTTGGTTACTGAAAAATCAGAAAAAAGACAGGGACGCAAACAGTAAAGGTACAATGCTTTTACTTAGGGTTCAGCTTATCGAATATCACGATAAGTACATTAAGTTAGGTGACATTCCATCATACGCTTATGAAAATTTCATGGAAATGTACGATGCTTACCACGCTTTAGGTGGTAATGGAATGATCACAAAAATGATGCATGAGATTGAAGAATTACATTTGAAAAAGAAAGAGGTATAGAACATGAAAAATATTAACTGGATTGTAAGAATTAAAAACAAAGCGTTTTGGGTTGCACTGATTCCGGCTGTACTTCTGTTGATTCAAGTTGTGGCAGCAGTGTTTGGTTATACCCTTGATCTTGGTAATCTTGGTAACAAACTGCTTGACGTGGTAAATGCAGTATTTGCGGTTCTTGCGATTCTTGGTGTTGTAACTGACCCGACAACCAAAGGTATTACTGACAGTGATCAGGCACTTACTTATACAGAACCAAAGAAATAAGAGGTGATCATCTATGACAAATCAGGAATTTATTGATCAGATTGCAGGGTACGTTAAAAAGTATGCTGCAATTTTTGGTATATGCGTACACAGTCCGATCATTGCACAGGCAATTTTGGAAAGTGGATGGGGTGAGTCAAAGCTTGCAGCCAATTATCACAACTATTTTGGCCTTAAGTGCGGTACAAAGTGGACTGGTAAGAGTGTGAACATGAACACACAGGAAGAATATGAACCGGGTGTATTGACAATGATTGCTGATAATTTCAGGGTATTTGATTCAATGGAAGAGGGAGTCAAAGGGTACTTTGAATTCATCCAGCTTGCTAGATATCAGAATCTTAAAGGAATCACGGATCCGCAGAAATATCTGGAAACAATTAAAGCGGATGGGTATGCGTCCCGTTCGACTTATGTTCAGAGTAATATGAACGTGATTGAACAGTATAACCTGACTCAGTATGATGGTGAATCCGGTTCTTCAGGTGATAGATCGAAACCGTCAGAATGGCTCTCTAAATATGTTGGGATCACAGAGGGAAGTGAACAGCATAAAGAAATTCTGAAAATTTTTAATGATTCCGGATTATGTACCAGATACAAGATGAGTGTTGGTGATCCGTGGTGTGCAACGGCAACCTCAGCTGCATTTATCGCAACCAGACTTTCAGGCATCTTTCCATGCGTTGAATGTAGCTGTGAGAGTATGATCAACCTTGCTATTGCCGCCGGTATCTGGATTGAAAATGATGCTTATGTGCCTGATACCGGTGACGTGATTCTGTATGACTGGGATGATAATGGTGTTGGTGATTGTACCGGATGGTCTGATCACGTCGGTATTGTAATATCGTGTGATGGATCCATGATCAAGGTGATTGAAGGCAACAAAAATAATACAGTCGGCTATAGAGATATTGCTGTGAATGGTAGATACATCCGTGGATTCATTACGCCACATTATGCGGCAACTACCACACCACAGCCTTCCAGTAAAAAATCCATAGAGGAAATCGCTAAAGAAGTGTATCTGGGAGAGTGGGGAAACGGTAAGGAAAGACAAAGCGCACTGGAAGCTGCCGGATATGATTATCAGGAAGTACAGAAAGCCGTGAATGCACTGGTAAATGGAAGTGAAACGATATCTTCAAAATCGGTACAGGAGATTGCACAGGAAGTGATTGCTGGTAAGTGGGGAAATAACCCTGACCGCCAGAACAGTATTGAAGCAGCAGGTTACAACTATCAGGAAGTACAGAATGCAGTTAATGTGATCTTAAAAGGAAACGCTGCAATAGATTTGACTAGTATCGCAAAAGAAGTCATTCGGGGTGACTGGGGGAATGGTCAGGAACGAACTGACCGCCTGAAGGCTGCAGGTTATAGTCCGGCAGCAGTGCAGCAGAAGGTGAATGAATTGCTGTAAATTAAAAAGGTGTAGGACAAAACCTACACCTTTAATCTTTCCCTCTTAAGATTTTTTCCACAATCAGTTTTTCTACATATGTTGGACAAGTCCGCTCTCCATTCTCCCAACCGCACATGGTGCGGTATGGAATTCCTAACCACTCGGATACCTCTTTCCGAGACATTCCAGCTTTCTCTCTCGCTTCTGCTATGTTCATTGCTGTACACTTCCTGTCTTTTTTATTCTGCGAATTGTTCAAGGAACTCATTAACATCTTCCAGCGATCCAAGTTCTACTTTTTCGCTGTTCGGATTATCGCTGTAAAAAAACGATTCTCCCTCTTTCCAGAATGTAAAGCTGCTATTGCTGTACACTTCAAAAGCTTTTTCTGTCAGTTCGCCTGTTTTAGTAAATTCATATTTTTTCATTTTTTGTTCTCCTTTTTATACTACTTTAATATCAAGGTATGCCTTGCAATCTTTGCTATGTTTACAGCTTTTACAATCCAAAAACCTTACATTTCCGCTATTTGTTTTTGGACATTCTACAATTTCAAACGCCCACGGCTGTTCATCTTCTTCTGCTCCTGGAATTTCCATTACATGTTCGCATTCATTGTCTGTATGCAGAATTTCGCAAATATTCACTTTTTCACTTTCCAGTTCTGTGCAGTTTTTTATCATGTATTCCGTTAATTCATTTTGGTTCATGTAATCAAAGTAGAATTTTTCAGAATTTTTAACAATAAGTATTCCGGCATTCTCATAAGTCTTTGGAAAATTCTTATAGTAGCAACTTCCTAATCGTCCGTGAATGCATTTGGTTTCTCCGTTTTCGGCAGAATCTACCCATAGTTTTTCGAAGATTCTGTTCATATCTTCCCCACATCCTGCAAATATTGTAACATCTTCATTGCTTTTCTTTTTAATCTTGTAAACCTCCATCATCATTTTATTTTTCCTCCTTTTGATATTTTTCTATAACATCTATAACTGTAGTTCTGTTGGATGTGACGATATAGCAGTTTTTTACATAATCGTAATATCCTAAATCTTCCTCTGATCTGAGTTTTCCTTTTCTGTATTTTCTTAATTTAAGATAAAGGCGATCTTTGTCTGCTTTTGTCCAACGGCTTCCAGCCACTGTCTGATACCAGTCGTTTTCCATTTTCTTTTCCGGAAACGCCTTGCCAATGATTTCATCAAGTTTCTTATATGTTATATCGTATCCTTTTTCTTTTCCAAACGTTTTAAGCTCATACATCCTTTTCTCCTCCTTTTTTGTGTTTCCGTATTCCTTATCTTTAATTATATTATATGCTCAATGAGCATATTTGTCAAGCGCTATATTGATAGAAATGATATAATATTTGTGTTACTAATTTGTTACTAATTAGAGTAGTTTTACTCATTCTTACATCATCTTAAAAGTTGAACAAACGCTGTAAATACGTTGTTTTTGACAGTGTAAAAAGTGTAAAAATTATAGTATAATATAACAAAAGAGAGGCGGTGGATACG